GGTAGCCGCATCGCTCCACCCGTCCCTCCCTGGTCATTTCTCCCAACAGGTATCTGAGGGTATAATCTGGGATCCCTGTCTTCTCCTGCAGCTTTCCAAATTCCAGGCTTTCTTTCCCTGACAGTTCCCGGCAAATGCGTTCTCTTTTCTCTTCATCTTTCATGCTATGCCTCCTGGGCTTCTTTTCTGGTTTCGGTCTTTTCCACTTTTATGCTTCCTTTTCTGGTTATGGAAATCTTTGCCTTCAGGCCGTTTCCTGCATCCAGCGTCAGGGAGTCAATCTGATCTTCTTCTACCAAATCCACAGCGGTTTTTAAAAGCTCCACAGCGGTTCCTGGAAGATATTTCCCAAACTGCCTTTCTATCGTGCGCTTCGCTTTTTCCACCCGTTTTTTTCTGCTGGTGTAATTTTGCGCCTCGCCGCACTTGCACATCTCTGTTGCCGCTTCGTCCAGTTTTTCCTGCGGCCACGGGAACAGGGTTTCAATCTGGGCCATCTGGCCGCAAAACCTGCAACTTCCTGCCTGGACGTTTAATCCGTCCGGATGCTCTCTCTTTATTTCTTCCAGTTCGTTTCTTAACATGTCTCCTCCTCTATCCAAATAAATCCGTTCTCCTGCTGCCCTTCGGCTTCTTCCTCCACGTAATAGCGGCCAAACTCTTTATAAAACAGCTCCCGACTGTACTTCTTCTCAAACGCTCTCTGGCCCTCTTCCTTCAGCCAGGCATCTAACTGCGTGTTTCCACCGTGGACGCCTGTTTTATTGTGCCTGTGGCAGCCGGGACAGAGATGGACTTTTAACCCGTAATGCTCCGACTTCTTTTTCTGCTTGTTGCCAAAAAATATGTGATGCTCCTCTAAATTTCTGGTGTCTCCGCAGTTGTAACACTCATAGGCGCCGCGCGGTTCCATGATACTCCTTGCCATTACTCCTCCTTCATCACCCGGCGGGAGTGCGGGGACAGAAGCGTCCAGATTTTCTGCCACTGCTCCACGTTTCGGATGGTTTTCCCCTTGGCGTTTTTCCATCCGGCGGCCTGCCAGCCCGTTATCCACTCGTGCTGAAAGGCGGACACAACATAGTCCTCTGCCGAGTAAATACTCAGCATACAGGGCTTTTTTAACACCTTCAGACACTCGATCAGGGCTTCCAGGGTGTTGCTCTGCTTCGATGCGTCCCGCTCTCCCTCAATCTCCTTGCGGTGAGGTCTTCCGGCCGCGTCCGTAAATTCCAGGGAACCCCAGTATTTACTGGGGCTTGCGCCGATCTTTACTGTTACCTCATACATGGCTCACTCCTTCCACGGAATGATGATTCTGGCATACAGTCTGGTGGTATCTTCCCTGTGCCCCGGCTTGTCCCGCCTTTCCTGGGTAAAATTAAATGCTCTCATCGTTCTCCTCCAATTTTTCTTTGTATTTTTTTCGGATTTCGGCCTTTTTTACTGGCCCGATCCCTTTCACTTCCTCCATGGCCCGTTCCAATGCCTCCCTGGACTTTAACAGGGCCTCTTTTTCTCCGTTATGTTCTGCCCCCTTCCAGAAAAAGGCAGCTAACAGAGCCTCAATATCCTCTTTCTTGTCTTTTTTAATGCTCCTGTACTCTTCCCGTGTGAGTCTCACGGTTCCGTCTCTCCTAACTTCCACGCCGTCTCCTTTCTCTGGGTTTGATCCAGCTTCCATCATCTTTCATGTCTGGGGTTATCTTGTAGCAGGTATAGTATTGATACGGGTATCCGGTAATTTTTGAGTAACCTGTCACGATACTGTCTTTTGCAATCCAGTAGCCTGTCGGGGCTTCCGGCTCCTTTCGCCAGGTTCCGGCTGATACCACTTTTGTTTTTACAATTACAGGTTTTAAATTCCGGGAACACGAGTAACTGAGTTTGGAGGGGTTGTCCGGGTTCCTAAAGCTCTTCTGGGTTTCCTTTACTAGGTATGCCGCTAGATCCTCCACGTCCCCCCGCTCCCGCACCACCGTAAAGTAAGCATTGCCATAAGGCCACAGTTTTCTGACGATGGCAGGAGTTCTCCCAATATCATTTAGGATCAGGTGATGGTGGATGGCTGAGTTTTCATATTCTGTCACTACGATGTACTTTAGAGGCTGTCCCTGAGCCTGATACGCCTTTCTCACGGCTTTTAAGAATTCTTTCAGCCTCTTTTTTGCCTCCTGCGGATCCGGCCTGTCCTCTTTTCTGTAGGTCAGGACGGTATGATAATCGCCGAAATCAAAATTCATCTCAATCTTTCTCCTCAGCTTCTTAATCCGGTTCCTTTCATTTATTTTTTTTACATCCTCTTTGGTAGGTTTGGACTTTGGGGCATACCGAATCCCTTTTTGTCCATACCTGCTGCTATGGACTTTTTCCACCTCCCTCTTATAGGGGAGATCAACAATATGTATCAAGTACGACATACTCACTCCTGTAGGTCTATCTATAATAGCTGTATCGAGTCATAAAAGCGGTTTCCCGCCGCTTGACTTTTTCTTTGGGATGCCGTACAATACAACTGTAATTTATTTTTGACACCCCATAATCCCGGTGCTGTTCCCGCAGTACCGGGATTTTTCTTTCTAGCTCTGCCCTGCCGGCTTTTCAAAAAGTTCAAACCTCGCTTTCGCGACGGCTTCCAGGAATTTGGTCAGGTAAATTCCCTCTATCTTTTCGTCTCCATCTGCACACTCAAACAGGATCTTTACTACGGCACTCCCCAAAGCTTCCAGCGAATCTTCTGCTTTCGCCTCGATTCCAGTGTGGGCTACCTGTATCTTCATCTCCATTTCGCTGTATTTCACTCCCACGAAGAAAATCTCATCTGTCGCCTCGATTTTGATTGTTTCTCCGGTTTCCCCATTAAAAAGTGTTCCTGTGATCACTGTACTTTCCCTTTCTTTCCCTTTTTAATCTCATTCACCTGCGCCTGTCCGGCTGCCTCCAGCGGGCGCATTTTTGTTTGTACTGAGTCCATCTGTCGCCGCCTGTTCCAGAACCCTTCTCAAGCGCTCTATACCTGCCCGGATGCATTCTGCCGGGCAGAGCGTGCAACGTGTAAAATCGCTCTCTACAGTCGCCAGGTGAAGGTTATTAAGTATGTAATACTCGATAAATCCTCTTATAATCTCCTGATCCTTAAGATTTCCGTGGGCCAGGCCGAACAGCCACAGCCTGTGCTCTTCTGTTCCTCTGTTTTTTGCCATTCTTCTTCACCTCATTTCGGATATGCTCCCTCTCATAGTCCCTGCAGGGATGCCACCTGGTATATTCCAGGCAATAATAACGCTTCCTACAGGTCTTGCAGGTAGGCGGCAGAACTATAGCCATCCAGCCGCCCCCATCACCACCAGGAACGCTCCAAAGAACCCCGCTGCCAAGATCTCTGTAAACAGCAACGCCTGGCTCAAAAAGCGGTTTTCTTCCCGCAGAGCTTCATTTACCCGGCGTTCCGTTGTCATTGGATGCTCTTTTTTCATCCTTTCACTACCTCCTCCCCATCCCCCTGGTCTGTGCGTCTATCTGACGTAACCACCACTTTTTAAATCCATCTGTATCAAAGATAATCGGGCTGTTTCGTTTAGTCGGATCTATCTTTGTAGCAAATGTCTGATTCCTGTCCCGATAGGCTTTTAAAAGATACTCCTTCGGTATTCCCATGTCTGTCAATTCTGCCATTTTCATGACAGGTTTTGGAAATTCAAGCATTTCACTGATCCCCTCCTTCTTCTTTCTCCTGCCTCTCCTGAGCTTTCTTTAAATCGGCCATCGCTTTGGCGTATCCGAGAAATTCTCCTTTTTTCATATCAGACATCTCAGGAAGAGCTTCAGCCATAGTTTTCAGGATTTCTTTCTCTTTTTCGCTCATATGTTTTTCTCCTTTCTATTTGTTGTCTATGCCTACATATTACTCCCCTTAGGGTACTTTGTCAATGTTTTTATGTCCCCTTTGCCAACTTTTTTTGTTGACTTTTTACCTCCCCAGTGTTATCCTAGGCTTAAGATATGGAGGTGATAAAATTGACACAGGGTGACAGAATTAAATTAATTCGTAAAGATGCTGGATTAACCCTTGAAAAATTTGGAGAGCGCCTAGGCGTTGGTAAAACTGCAATATCAAAATTAGAAAATAATGAACGCAGCCTCACTGACCAAATGGCTAAATCTATTTACAGGGAATACGGAGTCAATGAAGAATGGCTAAAAACCGGCGAGGGCGAAATGTTTGAACCCAGAACACGAAGCGAGATAATCGCCCAGTTCGCCGGCGAACTTATGAAAGAGGAAGACTCCTCGTTTAGGAAACAGCTTGTAGAGGTTTTGGCAGAGCTTGATTTGCAGGAATGGAAGTTACTGGAGGGTATTGCTAAGAAATTAGCAAAAAAAGACTAGGCTCTCGCCTAGTCCAGCATTCCTTTGATGAAAAGATAAACACATTTTATCTGATGTTTGTTTAACTTCTTCAAAAGGATGTGTATTTCTGTTAAATAATCCACCTGTAACGCCCCTTCCCGCAAAAACACTTGCCGAAATTCCTTAATGAGATTATACAATAGAACATGTGTTCTATCAAGCATAAAATCGAACGTATTTTCGCTTTTTACAAATTTGGATAATATTTTAAAGGGGATAATATGAGTATCAGAGGCAAAACGCAAGAATTATATATACAAAAATCAGGTATCATGATTAGAGACTGGTTTTATAATAAGAAAACTGTTCCCTATGAAAAAATAAGCAGGGCAGAGTATTGTTTCGCTTCCGGAATTGAAGGAGGCTGGATTGACTTTATAGAATATACAGAAAAGAGGCACCGTTTTTGTTTTCCTCGCTCTTCGGAAGATGCCATTAGAAGAGCTATCTCTTATATCCGCGGACATGATTTGGGAATAACGCTTGTTGAAAAATTTCCTGAAGATTATGGGTTTTATTATCATAAATGGTTTATATTGCTCATAACGTGGATTTTCTGCGCTCCAATAGGACTTATCCTGCTGTGGTGTTCCCCGTTGCAGCGTAAAGCCTTTAAAGTTGGATTGACAGCGTTATGGATTGGTTTATTTGTCAGTTTTATTGCTTCATGGATTATCGTCTTTAATAAAACGGTAGATTTTATTACCTCTTTATTTGAGCCTTCTACTTATGTTAATAGTTCTGTTGTCGCAGATACTGCTCCTTTTGATTCCACTGAAGCATCCACTGTTGATAACAGCACAAATCTTTTTACTGACACTTTAACTGCCGGACATTACACAGTAGGCGTTGACATTCCATCTGGAACTTATGACTTTTTTGCAAAATCAGGCTTCGGAAATATCATGTCGCAATCGGTAGCAGTAAATGCAATTTTCGAGTATGACACTATGTTTAGCGATATGGCTTCTGATATTACAGAAAAAGAAATTTCCGATATTTTTCTCTCTGATGGCGATATTCTTACTATTACAGGTACTTTGGAAGTGTCTGCCGGTTCTGAGGATGCCGGCGAAATTGTTTCCAGAGAACAAGAACTCCAAGAAGTCGAACTTGAATATGGTACTTACGCTGCCGGCGATGATTTTCCCCCAGGAACTTATGATATTATCTGGGAAGAAGGCTTTGGAGTTGTTCAGACAGATCCATACGACCTCCATTCTGGCATCAATGAAATCTTTGGGGCAAAGCTTGGAGAGGAGGGGTCTCTTACTGATGAGATAAACAAACGGATTTATGGTGATGATACAGAAAATTATATAGATTATTCCGGTGAGTATGATGATATTAATGAGATTATGATGATTACGGAATTTGAGAACGTAACATTTAGCGAAAATGATCTTTTAAAAATCGAAGATTTGAAAGTTAAATTAGTTCCAAGTCTTTGATAATGAAATGCAGTTCGTATTCCTGTGGTTAGATTATTTTTTTACGTATATTTACGTATATATATTGACATACGTATTATTACGTGTTATAATATAGTCATGATAAGGAAAGGGGATAAACAAATGCCAATGACATCTACTGAGATGATCAAATATCTCAAACAGAACGGTTTCCGGGTAATTAGTCAGAATGGCTCTCATGTAAAGCTCAAAAATGACGAAACCGGACGCCAGACAATCGTTCCTTGTCACGCAAAAGACCTTAAAAAAGGTCTGGAGCAGGCTATATTGAAACAGGCGGGGCTCAAATAGCTCCGCTCCCTATCCATCGGAGGTGCATATGAACAAATTATTTTATCCTTCAATTTTTCACAAAGCTGAGGAAGGAGGATTCTGGATCTCCTTTCCAGATCTGCCGGAATGCTTTTCTCAGGGTGAAAACATGGAGCAGGCTTATGAAATGGCTGTTGAGGCGTTAGGACTGGCTCTGACTTCCCGCGAGCAGGAAAAACAGCCTATCCCCGCTGCTTCCGATCCTTCTGCACTGACTGTTGAATCAGGTTCTTTTCTGGTTGTGGTTGAATTTGATATGTTAGCTTACAAAAAACGTACCAATTCCCGGGCAGTCAAAAAAACTCTGAGTATCCCTGAGTGGCTGAACGAAGAAGCCATTGCTATGGGGATCAATTTTTCCCAGGTACTGCAGGAGGCCTTGATCGCCAAAATACAGGCACGTTAATTAAAAAAATCCGGCTCCCGCGCCAACGGGAAGCCGGAATCAAACCGCGACGCCAATCGCGGCCCCTCTCTGAAGAGGATACGTTATTCTAAACAAAAATATTGTATCATCTTCAGAGCAGCCTTGCAATATGCAACATTGGAAGGCTGTATTTTTTATACCCATTTTTACACATAGGAGGATGATATTATGGCAAAAGCAAAGTATAAAAGATATCCGGACGGATACTACCGTACAAGAGCCTGGGACGGCACCTACAATCCAGATGGGAGTAAGCACCGGATCAATCTTAAATCGGACAAATCCAGTAAGGATTTGGAACGGCAGGTAAACGAACTAAAAAGAAAGATCGAGGAAGGGAAGGCTGTCCAGCCAACCGATTGGACATTTTGCGAATACGCCAAGCAATGGCTCAGCACTTACAAGGCAGTCAGAGCACACAACACACAGGCCATGTACCAGAATATTATAGACACTCATTTGTCTGCTCTTGGGAGTGTTCGGCTCTGTGACATATCCAGGATTCACCTGCAGCTTGTCATTAATAACGCTTCTGAAAAACCTCGCACCTGTCAGCAGATTATGCTCACTTTTAAGCAGATCGCAGGATCTGCTGTATTGGACAAGTATCTTCCGGAAAGCGCACTGCATATCTTTGATAATATAGACATGCCCAGATACACTCCTCCGAAGAAAAGACCGCTTACCCCAGAAGAAATTAAGGCAATCAAATGTGCTGATTTATCTCCAATGGAACGTACATATGTCTATATACTATACGGATGCGGGCTACGCCGCGGGGAAGTTCTTGCGCTGCAGCCATCGGATATAAGGCTTAAAACGTCTGAACTGACTGTTAGACGGGCCTTAGAATTTATAGGCAATAATTCTTCCATAAAATCTACCAAAAGCGAGAATGGCCTTCGTACAGTGCCTATACCACCTTATCTTGCAGCGCATCTGCATAATTATCTGACAGAGCTGCACAGCAGCTATCTGATACATACCAGGGATGGCAGTATGATGACAAAAAGCGCTTATAGAAGGATGTGGGAAAGAATCCTTTTAAAGCTCAACCTGGCCGCCGGCGGGACAGAACACCTCTGGGTTATTCATGGCTTAACAGCTCATGTGTTTCGCCATAACTATTGTACACAACTTTGCTATCAAATCCCTGCAATATCCACAAAACAGATTGCAAAACTGATGGGGGACAGGGAAGAAATGGTAATTAAGGTATACAGCCATATACTGGAAGAAAAAGAGGATGTCATAGGCGCTGTGAATGCTGCCATCGCTCTCTAAATCTTAGACACTTCTTAGACATTGCCGAAAAAAATTGAACCTTTTAGACCAATTTTAGACATTTACTTTTTATTACTTAAACTTACTTTTCACTACATCAAAATAAGCGGAAAGCCTTATAAAATAAAGGTTTTCCGCTTGCTTTCAAGGATGAGGCATCGGGGATTCGAACCCCGGACAACTTGATTAAAAGTCATGCCGTCAAATATTGTAAAATCAATCTTTTTCTTTGTTTTTTAGACAATTTTTTAGACATCATCTTTTTTTGAATCTTTTTCCATTTTTTCTTCTATCGCCTGAATGATGAGTGCATTGAGGCTGATCCCTTTTTCTTTTGCATAATCCATGTATCTTTCTTTGTCCTCTTTGCTTACTCTCAATTTATACTCGCCCATGCTTTGCAAATATTTTTTTGTGGCTGCCGCTTGCGCTTCTGTGTACTTGTTTCCCATTTCTTTTACCTCCAAATATAAGTATAACATGCTTTGTTATATGGGTATATATACAAAATTAACAAATATATGGGGTTATATTTGTACAGTTTTCTCATTGATATATATGGGGTTATATATTATAATATAATCATCAACAGAGAACAAAGGAGAGATAGATATGAAAAGATATAATTTATCAACCATTATGAAAAGAGCTTGGGAGCTTGTTAAAAAAACGGAAATGTCGATTTCAATTTGCCTCAGGAAAGCATGGGTAGAAGCCAAAAACGTGAATATCATTGAAACTTTAAAGAAAAACCTTGAGGATATGGCTTACACAAACATCCATATCCACGCCGGCGTTGAGCGTACTATCTGGACACGCAGAGACGGAAATTTTGAGTATATCTACATAATCTGCCGCAGTATGGCAGGGCGTCATAAAGGTACTTATAAATGCGGCTATGTTGATTTAGACACCAGCGAATATCATAATAAAAAATATGATCATGTAGATGCACTTAACAAAAAGTGGATCTATGGATAATATAAGCCAGCTCCGCAACGCCCAGATAGCTCAGCGGAGCCGACACCCAAAGTAAAAAAGAAAGGGCAGGTTTATTGTACAAACCTGTATGGTAAAAAATCAATGGAAATTTTTAAAAAACAGTTAAAGAAGCAGATCGAGAAGGCTTATAAGGAGGGTAAGGAATGGATTAGGGTGGATCGTCGGCATTGTTTTTTGATACGCATTGATACTGATGATTCCAGGGTTTGGTGTGATACCTATTTAGATAGCAATTCTCGTTCCGTTTATTCTTCGTCTTCTGTTCATATCGTATCCGGGATTGGATGGTACGAGAAAGATGTAATAGACGATATGCTTAACAATGCTATAAAACTGCTCGAAGAGTCAGGATGGAGAGTTGAAAATGAATAATACGCTCAAAAGAGCGGCCATCTATATTCGTGTTAGTACCCTCGATCAGGCCCGCGAGGGCTACTCGCTCGAAGCTCAGGAAACCGCTCTCCGCAAATGGTGTGCAGATCATAGATACCAAGTCTATGATTTGTACGCTGACAAAGGTATTAGTGCAAAAAATATAGACCATCGCCCAGATATGATGCGATTATTGCATGACGCCGAACAAGGGCACTTTGACACCGTTATATTTTGGGCTCTTAGCCGCTTTACCCGGAGTGTCCAAGATTTGTATTCTGCTATGGAGAATTTTGCCAGATGGGGGATAGATATGGTATCGTACACCGAAGCCTTTGACACATCGACGTCTATGGGAAGAGCTATGATTGGTATAGTGGGCGTCTTTGCACAGCTGGAAAGAGAACTTACAGGAGAGCGAGTAAAGGCCGCCATGGAAACCCGTGCAGTATCTGGTAAGCGCACCTGCAGCGAAGTGCTTGGATATGATAAATGTGGCAAAGACACTTTTATTATAAATGAGCGAGAGGCCGAATATGTCCGCTATGCTATACAATCATACCTCAAAAGAAAAAATTTATCTGAAGTAGCTAAATTATGTAAAGAGCGCGGCTATCGAGGCAAGAGAGGCCGGATCCCCTGTGCCTATAGCATTATGGTAATTATCAGTAACCCCATATACTGTGGGTATAACCGTTTTCGAGGTCAGCTTTATCGAGGATTTTATCCTCCCTTAATTGATGTCTCTACATATAATCGAGTGATACGTTTGCTAAAGCATCAAGGGAAAAAATATGGCCGAGATCGGTTGCATCCTCTTGTCTATATTAAGGAGTAGGTATTAAAAAAGGGGCCGCATATCCTGCAGCCCCTTTTTGTCAGATTATTTCGCCATCATCCTGGATCCTGTCTCTGGTAAGCATCCATCCATTAAAATCGAAGCAGTAGCATTTTCCGTCAATAATCTCAAGCCGGCCTGTCGGGTAAGTATACCCAGGCCACAGATACCACCAGCGGCCATCCTCCCAGATCCATCCCTGGAGATAATCAGCGCTGATCCATCCTCTGTCCGTCTCAAACCACCTCTTAGAGCCTGACAGGGCCTTTTTAAGAGGTGCAATCTTCTCCCCTTTATAATATCTGCCTCCTGTATCTTTTCCTCCTGGCGCATCCCTGATTATCAGGGATGAGGCTGTTACCTCCACCTGTGCGGCTCCCGTTCCGATTGTCTGATAGCTCCACACTTTCTGACTCACCTCCCACGTCTGTTTGAATTTATCAAATGTCCCATACTGCTGCTTTAAGATGTTGGTGCCACTTCCCCAGTCCGGCAGATACAGGTGAGGCTTATCAATGATGCTTGTCCAATCGCCGCCCCAGCCAAGTCCAAGGCTTTTTGCAATCTGGCCAACGCGCCGGAAGAAATCTCCTGACTCATTATAGGCTCCCTGTCCGTCGTTGCGGTAGAAGTCAAAAGCAATCCCCCACTGATGCTGAGAGGAATAGCTAGAGCCTTTTGCGTTGGTTACAATACTACCTGGTTCTGTCCGGCCCTGTGCGTAAAGGGCATCCTGCTCAGCTACGGTCCTGAAACACTCCCCCAGTCCGATAGTCAGTCCCTGGGCATTACATTTTACTGCCAGCTGCTTAAAAGCCTCCTGAAGGCGAGGATGGCACTGTGTAATATCTCTTCCCATGTTTCCCCTTTCCGGCCCTCTGCCTGAATATGTATCTCAGTTGTTTTCGCCAGGATTCCGCCTGGCCCAGAGATGATGGATCACCTCCTTCTAACTGTTTTCCTGTGGTTCTGATGTGTCTATCTTATTTTTCAGTACAGCGATATAATTACACAGCCATCCTGGTACATCTGCTCCCATGCGGCCTGCGTTTTCCACGATGGATAAAATTTCATTCAGTAAATACCATACAGTCACCAGTAGCCCGAAAATCGCCGATGCCGGCGCCTGGAAACCAAGCTGTCCCGCCGTTTTTACTACCACATAGTCTAAAATCATAGCTGCCGCAATTACGCAGACATATCCCACTTTTTTAATGATTCCCTTGGCTCCTTTTTTTGAACTCCACCCATAAGTAGGATCCCCTGGGTGGTCAATGGCTTCCCGCTTGCTTGCCAGCATGCCTGTGATATAGTCCACCACCATGGCTGTAAATAACAGACTCAGCAGGGGAAACAAAATCCCCAGCTTATTGCTTAAAAATGCTCCCGCTGCCGCCAGCACTCCCTGAATAGATATTACAACTTCTCTTTTCATGTCATTTCCTCCTACGGATTTTCTTTCATCCATTTTTCAACCGATGCTTTCCAGAGCTTCGGTACATCTTCGAGCGTTATATTTCCAGCTTTGATCTGCATCCCGTAAAATGCTCCCATTATTCTCCACCTCCTATCTGCTCTGCAATCGCACTTGTTACCGAACCCAGATCGGATATTGCACCGTTCTGAATCTCCTGCCCTGCTTCCAGAGCTTCCAGGCGCCTTTCTGTGTCCGTTTTTTTCCGCAGGCTATAAGTTGTAAGGACAGATCCGTCAGAAGCCACTACAGAGGTTTCAGAGAGCAGCACAAGTTCCTTATAGATTCCAATGGTAAGTCCGTCCCCATTCTGCGCTTTTACCTCCTTCAGGTTTTCCGGCGTCAGCATCTCCCACTGCTTCAGCATAGTTTCCCGGTTTTCTGTCGCTGCCTTAATGGCATCAAGAGAAGAGCCAGATTCCAGTTCGATGGTTGTTCCGTCCTTTAAAATTAATTTATCTTTGCTCATTATGAGCACCTCCTTTATAAAAATTTTTGTATATTAAAGCCCTTTATGATCAGGGCAGGATTTTCTGGTTTAAATAGCGAGTTTGAACTGTCTGATATTAAGAAAATCACTTTGGCCAACCGGCATGTAACCGGTTGGTTATTGTATGCAACAATAGAAACCAATGACGGAAACACTTTTGTGATTGGTCTTGATAAAACAACAGGAGTATACGCATACGAAGGAGAGGGACAAAAATTACTATGGAATATCCGTCCATAAAATAGCGAGTTTGAATTGGAGTACATTTCCAACACTACAAATTTCATAGAGTTAAAAAACGGGTATGATTTTACTGATTCAAAAGCTGAAGATTACATGCTCAAATACGGAAGAATCATTGAGATCCAGCTCGCTTTAATCGTTACAGGAAATGATCTTCCTAATGTTGTAGCAACTATTATCAAAAATAAACCATATCGTTCTATTAAAATTTATGGATATATTGCAAGTTCGCAATGGGGGGTTCCAGAAACAATACTCTATGTATACATTGGCAGTGATGGCCTCATTCATATAAATAAACCATCTACTTATACTGATGATTTAACTAATAAACACATTAGCATAAATGCTGTCTATCTCAGTTAATTAGCGAGACTCCAAAATTGCTTTATCCAGACAAGCAGGATATACAATTTTATATCCAGCAAATCGGCGGCAAAATAAACCTCTGCCTTGCTTATAAAAATACATGGTTTGGTACAATAAATATTCCCGAAAACAATATTAGCAATGCCCCTCCAAACCATGTTTAAATAGCGAGTTGGCTCAAACTTTAGATAATTCATACGCCTTTAAAGGTAAAATTTATCTTTATCGTTTAGGCAATATTAAAAAAATCTATATAGATGGTTTTAAAAATATACCCGTAGGAAAAACAACGGTCATCTGCACCATACCCAAAGATTATCTGCCTACTATATCTGATTACTCATGGGATAAAAGCAATGTTTCAGGCCAGCCTTATAGAATAGGGCTTCTCAGAAACGGGTCATTATCCATCCATGTATATACAAGCAGCTTTTCGGGCGAAAATAATACTATTTTTGACGAGGTTTATTTTTGATTGTGTTTTCTCCTTACTCATGCAAATAGCGATACCGTCCATAAAGACATACAAGGTGCAATATATAAAGATATATTTGCCTATGCTACTGATAGCGGAGCCGTCTTTGAAATATCTCATAAAACTGGTGATTCCATTAATCTGTCTTTTAAACCAAATGGATATATTTCAATCACGCGAAAGCATAACGGCTCATGGCTCCCAGAAATCAAACTTGCCGATGCTTGGACATAAAATAGCGAGTTAGGCGTCCTGAAAAACACCGATACAGCAGCCACCCTGGATAATGTTAAGCAAATTTTGACAAATGAGTTTAACAAATTAAGCATTGGCTGCTATTCGTTGTTAAGGTTACCTTTCTCAGCGGGTTTCTCCCCTTTTTACGGTGGCTCTCATGCCGTTTTTATAGCCCGGTTATTGGATAAATACGGAGTAGCCCGATTTGAGTGTTACAGTGATTCTGGAGTGCGTTTGATTTATATGAGCTATAACAACGGAAGCTGGAACGAGCCCGTAGCAAAATAGCGATATCCAAGCCGGGAGGAATAGCATTGAACGAACCATAGGAGGGGTTACATCCAAAGAAATTATCTTTCCGGAAGCATTTCCGTCTATACCAGCTGTTACGGTTTGCGCTGAGACGGGTTCGGTGGAATCCGGAATAATGACGATCCGAGATGTTTCCAACACAGGTTTTACTGCATATACTCATTCAAAGGACACTAATTCTCCCATGGGGTTTTGCTGGATCGCGGTAGCGCTGAAATCATAACTTTCATTGTCAAAATCTTACTTTGTGTCCAGCTTTTTCTTCACTTTTTCCCGCTTCCTTCTCCTCTCTCTTTTCTGATTGGATCTCAAAAAGGCCACCCCGCAGGCCGGCCTAAAAAATCTTATTTACCCGGCTTTTTACGCTGCCGATAAACGCCTGAAAGACTCTCTGACGTTATCCTGCTTTATGTTACAATAGATTAACGTCGTTTCCATCTTTGTGTGTCCCATCAGAACCATTACTTCCTCTATTCGCATTCCTCTTGCCAGTAAATCCGTCGCAAAAGTCCGTCTGAATCGGTGCGGATGGACATTCCCCACTCCTGCGGCCCTTCCTATTTGTTTTAACAGGTACTGCACTCCTGCCGGAGTCATACGATTATAGGGTTTCTTGGTTGCTACAAACAGAGGTTTCTCTGAGAGTTGTTCCAGAGTCAGCCCTTCTTTTTTCATTCGCTCTTGCAAGTACCTGAACAGATGGAAGCAGGCCGAATCTGTTACATACAGCTTCCGTTCCTTGCGTCCCTTTCCCATTACTTTAAACTCCTGCTTGTACAGGTCAATGTCTCCAACATTAAGGCTGCACAGTTCTGAGACTCGAAGCCCTGTGCTTAAAAGAAACTCTATCAAGGCTCTGTCTCTTGTCCTGGTGCAGGAAAGACGCATCGCTTCCAAATCCCTGCTTGTGTATGCCTGCTTGATTGTACTTTCAATTTTCAATGTGCCAATTCTTTTTATAGGATTCTCCTGTGCCATTTTTTCGGCTGTTAAAAACTCCCAAAAGCTGTTGAGATAACGCATCCGGTTCTGAAGCGTTACCATGCTGATTCCCTGCCGCTCTCTTAGCATTCCGAAATACCAGCGCAGATCCATAACCGTCATATCATCAAAACACTTGTTGATTGCTGTCCGGCAGCTGCTGATCTCTCTGAGATACTGCTTTAAGGTATTATCCTGCCTGCCACAGATTTTTTTGCTGGCAACAAACAGCTTAACCTTATGTGTATCTCCGTCAGTCCCTGTGTTCTGCAGCTCATATTTATCCTCTGCAATTTTCTTTCCATGAAACTGGATATAAAGGACATTCTGAAGCCTGTCCAACTGTTCCTCATCCAGATATTCCGCCATCTGTCTTACTACATTCATTAACAATTCTTCCATTTTGCTCTCCTTTCGCGTTTAAGCATAGCAAAAAGACTGGAAAAGAGCTGCTGTTTTGTAAGATTTCAGTGGTAAAATTATGATTTTACAGACTTAAAACTCTTACTGAATCATCCCAAGTATTATTTTTAAAAAGAAAATACAATTTTTTTTCTGAATATGCGAACATGATAACGGCTGCTGAATCAGCAGTTCTCTTTAATGCCAGGCCAATGGTAAACACGGAACCCATTCCAGACAGTTTGATTGTACTGGAATTGGTAAGGAAGCACGATATTCCTGATTTGATGGAATCTGCAAATTTCTTTATATCAACGACCTCTGTAGGATATAGGTCGCTATTTAACTGAGCAAATTTATCCGCCAATATTTTACCCTGAGTTGCGTCCAAGGGATTTCCTGGCTGCGTTGCGAGAAGGCTATTGACGATCTGGTTCTTCAGAATATAATCTCCAAATTTATCCCATAATCTTTTTCCTGCTGCCGCATCCAGCGCCTTTATTCCGGCCTCAACCTGGTCGAAACCATTAACAAGATCCGCCTTCGTCAAAGCTGTGCTTCCAATTCCCGGTTTCAGCTGCTCTATCAGGGCTTCAAGGTATTCTACATACGATTTTGCGCTTGCTACAATCTTCTCCAGTTCCCAGATATATGGTCCTGCATCAATTCCGCGATCAAACATGGGATTATACCTTACATTAAAAGCAAAGCTTCCTGTCGATACTCTCCCACCTGCAAACTCCAGAGTCACCACAGCAACCGCCTTTCCTGCGCTCTGCAGTTCATTCCCCTTAAATTGATATTGATAGATTCCTCCTCCCCCAGTTAATTCTCCTGTGACTATGTATCCATCTGAGCGCGTGAAGGAAATGGAGGCCGAGAGCGCATCTGTTATGTATGTATCATCATCTTTTGTAAGGATTTGTAACACAGCCTCCTCACCATAATCCCCCTGTGTAAATGCGATCCCCGTCTCTAAGGTAGTTGGATCTTTTAAATTCAATATCACACTTTGTGTCATCTCTACACCACCTTTCCCAGAATGACGTGTGTTCCCCCCACCACGGCTACCAGAACATAGTCTCCCTGCGCTGGAATATAGGAGGATAAGTATTTATAAGGCTTTCCGGATTGCGCCGTTTCTCCGTTAAAAGTAAGATACGGACGGCTCCCTGAAACAGTCGTCACTTTCGCCATTCTATATGTGGCCTTTTTAGGATTGACTGTTCTTTCCATTTCTCTATATTTTTCTGTTCCATTTTCATACATCATATAAAAGTCACCTTCCTGAGTGAGTGGTTCATACTTCCTCCTGCCTTCAGTTCCATATTCCATGATTCTTCTATGTATTTTCCTCCAATCCCCATTGTGTCATGGCGGATATACAGGCAGTTTTTGTAACCATGATGAGGCATCAAAGCAGTCTGGAGTGTGACCACATCATTAATCTGGCTTTTTTCTATTGCGACTCGCCTAGTGTATGCATCCAACGTATCCTGATCCGCGATGTCGTCCACGGATTCTACATCTACAATCTTCCTTCTTCTTCTTACTGTACTGATCGGACTCTCAGCATTGTCGTTGGTATACACGCTCCTGAGCGGCTGTCCATCTGGATTGTCCACATACCTTACTACTACATTGGGTATGTTATATAGATCGTTAGTCTGGCTTCCTCCCTCTGCAATCACACTGTATTTATCCGTAACATAGCAGTCCTCTGCCGCTCTCTCCACCGCATCTATGTACGGCCCACTGACAGCAATGCCAGACGCATCAAAATGCACCGGAGTATAGTTGATTGCGTAAAGCAGATCATTTACAATCTGCATTTTTTCTGTGCCTATATCATATTCCAATCCCGTGGGACATGTTAAAGGCGATGACGGGATATTTACCACCTTTATCCCCGCTGAGCCAATAACACTCCTTGCTTGGTTTACGTAATTACTTCCTGCCGGAATGTATAAACGATCTGTAATCTTGTCTTCTTTTAAGATAATCCCTTTATCATAGCACTCTATTTGGCTGTGTATTTGCCCGTACTCTGCCGATCTTTTCGGTGTGGCGAGAATATACACACCTAACGGCCATTTAAGCCATCCAGACGGCGTCAGGAGTTTAAAATAGGGGGAAATCCTCATGTCCGTTGTATAGTAATTTCCCTCTACTTCTTTTTTCAAAACGTCAAAAGATGCTGTCCCCATTACTTCTTGGCTGGAATTGAAGGAAATGCTTCCAGAGGCATAGGTCAGCCACCGGATCAGTTTTTCATCCTGGTTTAAAAGTGCAAAATCAAATGCTATCGTTCGATTATCCCGCAGCATATCTAGGATCTGTTTGTGGGTATAGCCGCCTTGTGCCAGATTACGCATAATCTATCACCTCTTTGTAATCTATCCTTTCTCCGGTCAAATCCACCGTGTAACCTTTAAGCAGCTTGTTTCTTTCCGCACTGTATTGTCCTATGCTGCACCAGATTCTAAATTCATCAGAGCGGATGCAGACAGGTGTGTTTTTATCTAGCAAAGACTCTAAATTTTTATAGTCTTTTTCATGTACAAAAAAGCTCAATCCCACTGATTGAGCTTTGAAACCACTGGCTTCCCTGACAGGATATTCCCGCCCTATATACCGGACAAGCGTTACATCTGTTTCCTTTTCTATGCCAGGATTGATATATTCATCTTCGCTTAGATATGCCGTTACTTTTTCCTCCCCAGAAAGGCCGGAAAAAATATAGCCTTTGTATACGACAGCCATATCTTTTTTATCGCTGTCCGAATATCCGCCGCTGTATGCTCTTACATAGTATACGTAACGGCTTTTACTCTTTACTGCATAATCCATATAGCTTTTATTGGCAGTCCTGGCAATCGGCTTAAAATCCTCTCCATCTTCGGATCGGTAAATAAAATATTCGGCATCCGGCCCCGTATAGTCCAGTCTGATTGCGTCTCCCTGATTATAAACTTTCAGGTTTGGCTTGGCCGGAGCTGATGCTCCGATATTAAACGTCTTTGCTATCTTCCCTGACCATATTCCATATATATTTGAGATTTCAAGCGTTACCACATAGGCCCCATTTGAAAGCATAATGTTAGGCCTCCATATATCCTCAATACCTGCCGCTATCTCTCCGCTGCTTATCAAAACCTTTCCATCCTGCAAAATTTCCAAACGTGCTGACGCCTCTTCACTTTTATTAGCTGTCCATGCAATCTCGGTAATAGCGTCATTCTTTATGCTCGCAATAGAGGGGTTTCCCGGTTTTCCTACAACGAAAAACTGTGCGGTTGCATAATCGGACGCCAGGCCCTTTGAGTTATAAGTCCTTACTCTCCATTCTACAATCCCGTTTTTAAATTTTGACGCATCGATATCATAATACTGATTTCCAGTGGACTGGGTAACGGTTGTCCAGGATGGATCTGACTGCATTTTCCAACCAAGTTCAAATTTTGACTGAGTGCTTCCTCCGGACGCATTATGCCTCCACTGAAACCGCATTGTACCAGCATTCTCTACTATCTCACCATCTGGATATATAATTGTTGGGGCGAAAGGTGTTGCATCCTGGTATGTGATTACAATCTGGGGGGCATGTGTGTTCCGGCTTGTCTCGATAATTACAAAGGTAGCTTTATCGGTTGTGATTCCCAGTGTAAAATTCTGTTTTTCCAGATTTCCCAGCACCAGATTTGTGATGTCAATCTCAATCCATTCATCATAATCGCTGGATCCTTTTGTAAATGTAAAACTTCCCTGTGCATCAAGGATTTTCCGATCCATAACCGGGATCCAGTCGTTATATGTGAGTTTGTTGAATTTTGAGCTTTGCTCATATAGGGCGACAGAAACCTTGGCTCCTGAAACAGACTCGTGGACATATAATCTCAGTTTTGCCGACTGTAACACAATATCTTGCAGAGATGGAATATTGTACTGCTGTACAGCAATACGGTATGTTTTTCCAATGCTTGCAAATTCTGAGGTATCATAGCTGGTATTTTTGGCCGAATCGCTCACATACGTATCATAAACCAATGTAGCATTTGCTGTAGCCATTAAACCCTCACTCTCCCTGTTCTAAATGCGATCCTTTCTTCTTCTGCTAACTTTACAAGATGATTAAAGTCCTTCACCTTATCAGCCTGGATATTAAAAACATAAATATTTCCTCCGGACCTTCTGGCCGCTTTCATGGAATCCTTGTGGGAAAGGATTTTAGTTCCTCTGGGGAGTTCAACAAGTTCCGCACCTTTCTCTCCTACCCATGTTTTTCCTCCTTCAAAATAATCCGTTCCCTCTGCATTGTATTTTGGTTTTACATTCGCCGCCTGATTGGCTGCCTGAGAAGCTGATTTGAGTGCTTTATCCAGTGCTGCAGAACCTCCGACAATCAACGCAATCACCGCCGCAATGGCAAGCAATATGCCAAGTAAAGGGCCTAACCCCGCTGTCGCAGTTCCTCCAGATACTCCCAGTGCTGTATTGGCAGCAGCAGCTAAAAGTGCTTGTGTCCTATATGTTGTCACTGCTTTACCAACTGATAATATAATGGATGCCAGAGTTCCGAATACAGAGATTGCTATTAAAACCGGGGTTGGTATTGCATTCAAAAGTTCTACAAAAAAATCAAGCACTGGTAACAGTCCGGAGCCTAAATTATATTTTAACGCTTCCATTTTTGCACTAAGTTCCTGTGTTCCCTGGCTTACGTCATAAGCACTTTTTAGCAATTCATCTCCCATAACATACCCTGTTTCTCTTGCCTGGCGCATCAGTCCTGAGAGTTCCTGCTTATTCATGTTTAAAATTGGTACAATTTTTTCTCCTGTTGTTGACAACAGATCTGAGGCGATTGCATTTCTCCTTGTCACGTCTTCCATGTTCTGTAAATTGAGAATCAGTTCAAGAAAAAGTTGATTCTGGCTTTTTAAATTTCCCTGGCTATCTTTTACCGATACTCCCACTTCATTAAACACTGCCGCCATATCTTTTCCGCCATCCGCTGCATCTTTTGCTTTTTCTGCAAGCCCGGCAATATCTCCAGATGCACTCTCTGCATCATGCCCTACTGTTTTTAAAACATAATCCCAGATCTGATATTCTGTCGTTGTCATTCCCATTGTTTGGGATACATTAATAACCTCTTTCGCATGTTCAGCAGTTTTAAGGGACAAGGCGCCCATCGTTGTTATCAGTGTTCCTACAGTCAGTACAGCTTTCCCTATGTTTTCGTCAAGATAGTCAAAATGTTCTGCCAGTTTTTCTACCATTGGTGATGTTTCTGCTCCCGTTGCTTCGGCCACATCTCTGATTGTATCTCCAAATGTTCTGCTGGATTTTTCTGTATCTTCTGTCGATTCTTCCATGTTTTCCAGTTTCTTCGTCGTATCTTTTAATTCATTTTCGTACCTTTGAAGAGTGGTTCTTGCAGAAAGAAGTGATTTATCTAACCGGTCTACTTCTTTTCCTGTTCCGTTATACTTTGTCATGGCCTTATCATACGCTTGGGCCTGCTGCTCAACGATTTTTTTCTGGAGTTCTATTTTTTGAGTCAGTCCCTCCTGTTTGATTCTCAGTTGATCCGTTTCGTCTCCGAATGCCTTTGCCCTTTCTGATGCATATTTCATTTCTGCATCCAGCAGTCCCATTTTTCGGTTGCATTCTGTAATTCCTCCGGAAAATTCGCTGTAATCAAGTCCCAGTATAATTGTTTTTTTATATTGATTAGCCATTTTCCCACCCCTCTATCTCTCTCATGGAATGGATCTCTGTAATTTCCGTTTCTTCCTGTTCTTCCATTCCTCGATTAAGCGACAATAATTTCAGTACTTTTTTCAAGGGGCTGCTAAAAAAATTCCGCTCAGATAGTCCAAGTCGGACACAGTAAAGATAATAGAGCAGGTCAAAGTCTATTTCTAGTTCTTCCCTTTTTACCGGCCATCCTTTGCCCCTAACATCTGAGCGATTGCTTTTTTTAATGCTTCCTCATTCTCTGCTATACTAACTCCATTTACTGACTGAACATAGGATTCAATGATCTCACTCATATCTGATGGTCGCATGGTGAGGGCCATTGCGTTCGCCTCTTCCTCTGTAATATCAGGATGATTTACTCTAAGACCTGCATACAGCGTCAATCCGGCGAAGTGTTCATAAGACAGATTCTCAATTTTTAAGGCCTGAAGGGCCTCCTGCATATATCCGACTGCTTTCATATTGAATGTTGCCAGATAGATTTTGTCTTTGAAGCGGATTTCTACTTCATCCGCTTCCTGGACACAGATTTTCTTTCTCATATTTCCTCCCTATGCTCCCGGCGTTGGCGGAACAGATGGGCCGGTCGTAAACCATTTTTCAACCTGCTCATCTGTAAGATCCGGGTTTGCAGTATCTCCGAAAAATCGGATTCTCCCGTCTGAATCTCTGGGAACAAAATTAATCGTAATGCTGTCAGTAGAGAAATTGATATTATCTGTTGACTGCTGTACATTGCTGTTATAAGGCTGCGCTCTCCCTTTTAACAGCCAGACCAGTTCCTTGCATCCGTTCGTCTCAGGAACTTCGTATCCAACCGCAATGTGCGGTGCCTCATCACCTTCTACCTCTTCCAGAATTCCATTTTCATATTTGTTTCCCAGAATAACCGCCCTGTCTTCAATAGGTATTTTGTTTACATCAAGTACCATGGAAATTCCTGTAATCTTTGCAATGTTTTCCTGCTGCACTCCATTTCCATGCAGAACTCCAGTTGCAAGTGTAGTTGTCAGCTGTACCTGCATGGCAGGGCTTAAAGATTTTGGCTCATCATATGTTGTATTACCATCCTCATCTGTCAGCATCTTGCAGTAAACTGCGTTTTTTATATTAATTCGATTGGCTTTTTTCGATTTCTGTCCGGCCATTTCCTACTCCTTTCCTAACACGTAAAATGTCAGCATCGCTCGCCACATCTTCCCATTGTTATCGTAAAAATAGGACAAGTCAGGGATCGTCGCTGTCTCCAACTGAGAGATTGCCTTCTTCAGCTTTCTTCCATTTTCTCTGACTCTTTCCCTATCTCTGTCCCATAGATCGATCTGATACTCGTCTACCTCTTCCGTCTCTTTTCCGTCCCCCTGAATCCCGGTTCCGTCTGATAACGGGTACCAGGTGGCGCAGGGCGGTAAAACAGGTTCAAACAGTTCAATGACGGGAATATTAAGAGTATCCTTTATCATTTTCTCAATATCAGCCATCTGTCACCTTCTTCAGCGTTCCATCAATCAGTTTTTCTATCTGTGGCTCTGAAGCCTTAACCGCTTTTCCCATAAAATTATCCCCAGGAACAAAGGTAGAGCCATCTCTTGCTAAATGGCCATCGCTGACCTGATGCCATTTAAAGCCTGTCATTTTTCCTCCTCTGACGCTAACATAGTAATTTCCCATCTTGTCTTTTCTGACAGACGCTTTAATATCATCTTTCATGTGAACATACGGACGGCTTCCGTCATAATTCGAGGGAGAGATTTTTTCTGCCCTCTGCTCCACGTCAGACGTTTTCATATACTGCTTTACATTTTTCTTAATAATGTTTCCAGCACTTTTTAACACCGTTTTTTCCTGTTCTGCCAGTGCGGATGGGAGGCTGTTTAGCAGGTCATTGATATCTTCCAAAGCCTCATCATATTCAACCTTTACTTCCATATCATCACCCTATGGTCAGCTCTAATGTTGCTTCATTTGTCTGATAGTCTCTGTAAATGTTATATTCTGTTCCTCTGTAAATTACCTTGTTGGGTAAAATGCATTCTGGATTCATGACAGACGCGTTTTCCCAATCCAACGGGTCAATTTCCAGCACATGGCGGGGCTTTAACCCCACCGCATATGCTGCATAATATTCCGACCGGTTCGATGATTTCCTGTTGCAAAATACCTCTGTTTCTTTTCTTTCAATTTTTCCATTTTCCTGATATAACGTAATCAGGACGCAAAGTTCATTACGCATCGGAAACACCCCTGTATTCCCCGGCAAGGGACATAGCTATTTTGGCGGCTTCATAAGACAGGTGGTATCTTTCTGCTTCACCATTGTAATTTTCCTGCCAGCGAAGATATAACCGTAAAGTAGCTTTAGCAAGGGAATCATCTTCCGGAATTTTGCAAACGCCAGCGACTGACAAATCAGCGAGAAACGCCATTTTTAAATCTTCCAGTTCGCTGTCCAACTTCTCATGGGAAACTCTAACCATTTTTCGCAGGTCTTCTACTGGTACGTTTAATTCCAGTTTTTCCACTTGCTGCCACCTCCTGTTTTAATCCGCCGCCTGATATTTTTTTGTGACAGTCACCAAAGAATTCACATCAAGAGGTTTTCCGTCGCAGATCATGATTGCTTTTGTGATCTGATCTTCCGTGTCATTATCTTCATATCTTTTAACTGTCATTGCATAATTGGTGTTAAACATGTAATCGCTCCAATCATACAAGAATGCCACTACTTCATCTTTTGTAATAGTCGCTCCAAGGCTAACCATATACTCGTTTAATACAACCCGTCTGCCAAGCAGAATCCTCTCTGGCTTTCCATCAATTCCATAGTTGGTTCTTGCGATCGGCTGGCCATTTGAATCTACCATTCCCACAAATTTCATAAAGGTTTTTTTGGTCATGTTCCATACGGCGTTTGCTTCATAAGCTAATGGAAGTGCTGCTTCTGCTGCAACCAATGTCTTGTAATCTGGATCCCCATCTGCTGCAATCTCCACATTCTGTCCAGATACAACCGTCTCTGTCAGTACACCTTTGGGCTGTGCGGAACCCGTTCCACTGATAAAAGATATTTCCAGAGTTTTCACCATTGCCTGTGTTACGCTGTTGACAAAAATACCTTCAAAGAATTCCAGCGACATAACGGATGTTTCCAAAGTCATGGATATGGAACATCTTAACTTATACCCTTTAATATCAATCTGACCTAAAGACTTTTTCTGTTTATCAGAAGTGCCTCCCTCTGCTACCCATGTAGCCACAGGCTTCACCGAGGATGTTGGTATGGTCACACCTGCTGGGAAAGCCGTTTTCGTAACCAGCGGCAGAATCATTCCGCTGGCTTCCAGTTTTTCCACGATTTTCTTTAAAATCATCGGAGAAATAATGGCGCCGACATCTGTTGTCTTTGTCGTTTCATTTACATTCTTAAATTTTTCCGGAATAGCCGTGCCATTTGTGACATAAGCCATAAACGCTTTGCGGTATTCCACGCTGTTGTAAATGTCCTCTTTCTCTTCGAGATTTCCACCTCCTGTAAAGGCCCCTTCTCCAAATCCGTTTAAGCCTCTTGGCGGCTTTGACATAGCTTCCAGATTTGCCCTGGCTTTTGCTTCATTTTCAAAAGCCTCGTCTAATGCAGTAACTTCTCCCATCTTTCCTTCTGCCGCTTCCAGACTGCCGCTGTCAATCAAAGCAGAGGCTTCTTTTAACAGCCCATCTCTTTTTGCTTCATATTCCTGTCTTGTCATGTTCTTTTTCCTCCTTTTAAATTCAATAATTTCAGATTCATAGCAGCTTTATTTTTTTTCATTAAAAAATCCGAATCATTCCGATCCGGATTTTTAATCAAACCTCTTAATTTCTCAATCGCCTCTGGCGAAATCAAGATTCCGTTCTGCATTGGAACCGCCTGCGGACTTTCGTCAGAAAACATAATCTTGTCTACAAATCCATAGCCCACAGCCTGCTGCGGGGACATATAGGTTTCTTTGTCCATCAAGGCCTGTAATTCTTCCCGTCCCATGCCTGTTTTTTCCACATAAGCATTGATAATGGAATCATTGGCAGCCCTCAGTGCATCTGCCGTCTGCCCCATATTCCGATAATCACCGGAAGCGGATGTCATGACATTATGGATCATGAACATTCCAGTAGGGCTAATCTCACTTTCGCCAGCCTGTGCTATTACAGATGCTGCACTGGCGGCAATGCCGGTGATTTTGATCATTACCTTTCCAGTATAATTTCTGAGTTCCGTGTAAATTTCAGATCCGGCGTGAACACTCCCTCCGGGAGAGTTGATAAAAACTTCAACCGGTTCCCCGTTGGCTTCCTGAAGCGCTTTGCTTACTTTTCTGGGGGAAGTATATTCTATTCCCAGCCAGTCATAAACCCATCCGTTTCCAGAATCTATAATCTGCCCCTTCACATCAATCCTTTTCGGCATTCTTCTCACCTCCCTCCAATATCATCGCAATTTTTTCCTGTGTTTCTTTTATGTTATCCAGTGTCATGTTCGCCATCAGGTTTTTGATCTGGTTAACAGTCTGGGTGTCGAGCCTGCGCAAAGGCTTGTCCCCTTCAGGCACCGGTGCAAGATTAAAAGTTTCGCGCCACTCGTTTGGCAGTAAGGCTCCACGGTCTACCATGGCCTGTAAATTTAGTTTTGTGGTAAGACTTGCGCATTGTAAATTTGATGCGTCAAAATAAATTCCGTTTCCGAAGCTTCTTTCCTTTCTGGTGAAAATTTTTCTGGTAAATTCTTCTTTCAGCTGAATTGCCACCGGTTCAATGACCGATTCGAAATAACTGTTCCATTCATCTTCTGTATAGCTGGAATTGACAATTTTATCATTTGTGTTAAAAAAAGCATATATCCTTTCTTTCGTGCTGTTCTGCTGTAATGCATTTGGCACATAGTCTTTTGGTTCAATTCTTATGGCATCTGCCTTAGCATCTACACCGGCAGCTCCAAACGTCTTGCTGGATACGCTTAAATAATTATCCACAAATTGCTGGACATTATTTTTTAAATCCTCCGGACGCATCGGTGTATGATATTTTAACAACCATCGTATCACGCCGCTGTTCTGAATTGCTTTTATAATTCCCTGGTCTGTAGTATTTACCACCTCCATTAACGGCTTCAAAGCTTCTAACGGAGATTCCCCAAACAGATCATTTTCGTTAAAATCATTCCGCAGATGAATCACTTGTGTATATGGAACAGTCAGGGTTTTTCCGTTCAGAAACGTAAATTTTAAATGTAAATCCTGATTGATATACTTTGCTTCGGCAAGGAGCGCTGGTATGGGGTACAGTTGCTCCGGAAAACCATCACTGTTTCTGACAATCAAAATAAATGCATTATTGTTTAAAGCCAGCTGTATAGCCACCTTTTCCAGCATCATATGTCCGCCCATGTATGGATTGGGTTCTTCCAGCAGAAACCGGATGTATGGCTCCGGGTTCACTTCCACCTTCCCATTAAATCTCCTGACATGTTTTGCCTGTAGCTTTCCAATAGCTTTTGCATACGGCCGGACGCAGCTTCTCACAATGTCGCTGTTGTAAACCGTCCCGTCCCAAGCCGTAAAGCTGTTTCCAGTATCTGTTATCATCCTGAAAACCGTCCCTGCAATTATGTTCTGCAATTTGCTTTCTATGTAGCTTCTAATTCCCACTCGCTCTCACCTCCTTCTATATTAGACTTTGGATTTCATCCATTTTATCCTGCAGCACCTTATATCCGTCAATCAATGCTAAGGTTCCGTCAATTCTATCTCTGGAATCCAGCCCTTTAATTGGCTGAATGTTGCCATTTACATCCGTTTTCACATTGGTATTGAAAAAGCACCACTTATCGATTGGGTGATCCCCATAGACGATCCTTTTTGCCTGCAGGTCTGCCTTTAAATCCTTCATAGGCTGGCTGAGGGTAATCACTCCCTGCCGTACCGGAATCATGGACTTTTCTCCAAATTCCATCTGAAATTCGCGAAGTAGTGAATCATCAATATGCCATGGATCATATCCAATATACAAAATATAAATGTCCTCCTCGTCTCGTATTTCTTTGAACCACTCCAGCATCACCCGTTTGTCCACCTTATTTCCTTCGACAGTTCTGAGCAGGCCCTGGTCTTTCCACAGCTGGTAAGGAACACTGTCTCTTCCTTTTCTGTCTCCGCTTAACTCCTGCCTGTCAAGAACTGCCTGCGGGATCCAGTACATTTGTCTCACGTAAATTCTCGGATCATCCCGTTTCATGCACAGCACTTTTGCCGCATTTAGGTCTATTGAATCTGCCGCATCCATTCCACCGACTCCGTAACGGAACCCGGTTCCTACTTCCTCCGTATTTTCAAAATCCTCATACCTGAGCCAGGCAGCCGCAGAAGTCTGCTTCATGTTAAAATCTTTTACCAGCACTGTAGGCTTAAAGGTTTCGTCATCCTTTGCTTTCTGCACCATCTGGCGCAGATAATCCAGGGATTTAATAGTTCCAAGCCCCGGATTTGCCTTGAGCCAGCATTCTTCTTTATCCCATTCTTCTATGCTGTCAAGTTCATAGATAAGTGGCAGAAAACGCTTGTTTCGTGCTTTTCCAGAAAGAATGTCTGATGCATATTTGTACTGTGCATCAAAAATTCCCTCCCTGACAAACCCGTTTGTAGTGATACAAAAAAGGAGCGGCTGACTGCGCGCTCCCATTGACTGTTTTACCAAATCATAGATATCTCTGTTTTTTATTGCTGCCAGCTCATCGATGACACCACAGTGGGTGTCCAGTCCGTCCAGGCTGTTTGCGTTGCTGGCCAGAGCCTTGATAAACCCCATATTCAACGGGCAATATAGATCTGCTGCCCTTTTTCGTATATGCTTTTTTAATAGGGGGGATTGGCTTCTCATTTTATTGGCCGCATTGAATCCCAGTTTGGCCTGGTCAAGCATTGTGGCCACATTGTAAATCTGCGGCGAGCCTTCCTTGTCGTTTATCAGCATATCCAACTCTACCGCAGCCGTCTCTGTTGTTTTCCCATTCTTCCTCCCTTCAATGATTAATACTTCATTGTATTGTCTTAAATCGTTGTCATCGACAAATCCAAAGATAGCCTGGAATCTCGCTTTCTGGAATAATTCCAATTTCAGCGGCCGTCCCAGCTTTCCTGTCGGCTGTTTGCAAAATCTCTCAATAAATTCGATATGTCTGTTTGCAATATCCAGGTCAAAATGAAACTCTCCTGGGTTTAAAAATTGCTCTATCAAAATTTCTGAGATTCTTTTAATTTTATCGCAGGCTATAATCTTTCCGTCTAAAATATTTCCGAAATACTTTTCGAATTCCGTCAAGATTTACCACCGCCCAAAAAATCCAGAAGTTCATCTGAATCCTTTTTTCCCTCTGGCAGGAGATCGGTAAGCTGTTTTATAATTTTCTGGTAAGAGGTGTTCATGGTATTATAAAGATCGGCTGTCGGACGTTTCCTCTCATAAGGTTCCTGCTTTTCCCCCTGCTGAAACATTTCTACAAAACCATTCTCATCAAGGTCAGCTTCGAAATCTTCCAGGGATGCTCTCATAAAGGCTGCCCGTTTTATCAGTCCCTCTACTGTTTTCTTTTTATTTTCTTCTACAT